GATACGGGGACTCTAACGGCTATCTGCTCGATGAAACCAGCATAGAGCGATACGTCCTGCGGCAACGCGGGGTCGGGGAGCGGGTCGGGTATCAGGGGGATCGTTTTATTCCGCCGAATGACGACACTTCAGTGGATATTAAGGGTAAAATATCTGGTACCCTTTCTAACGATGATATTAAAGGTGAAATTGTATACCCCGCTCCTTATTCTAGTATTAAGTTGGAAGATGCGTACGGCCAGATTACATTGCTTACATGGGGTGGATCGGAAATACGTGACAGCGGTGCGGTGCAGGAAGATCCAGAGATAAGCATAAATGATGATGGCGTCTGGAAGGTGCATATTAGTTTTCGTAGAACTGAAAACAGACCTAAACTTCGGGTTACAGACCCCGCGCCAGTCCGGGCACTTGGCGCTAGAAGAGGGGGGTGGGTTGAGGACTGTTCTGATCGGGTTATCCCTATCTGGTCGGTTCCTGCCAACGCGATCACTACTGAGGATGAGGACCCGATAACCAAAGAATCGTCTGAAGTCATTGTATCCGAATAGAACCTTGATTTTATGCCTGTTTCGATAAGTGAGCTTCTGCAAAACACCCCATACGAGGAGCAATTTTTGGAAGCTCAAGACGGATTCCCATTCTACAACGACTCCCAAAACCGAACAGAAGGGATCTCATTTCGGGACGGCTATACCGGCGCAACGGAGGTCGACCACATTGTTCGTACGAAATCCGAGCTTCAGGATCTTTTCCCATCAGGTCTTTCAGACGGGGATGTTGTGCAGATCGACCCCAGGAATACCCCAATCCGAACCGATCAGTGGCTCGATATCGAAAACTCGAACGTCACGGTCATCGGTTCGGGGTCGAATCTTGACATATATGTCGCAGACGGGGGTAACGTGGGCGGTTTTCGTATTGGACAGAACTCGGAGGTATCTAACGTTAGCATCAGGCGGGTCCGTTACCACGGCAATCAGCCGAACCAAGACCAGTCGGTAAAGGCTTTGGATGGGGTTCTGATTATAAACGCCAACCATTGCGTTGTAGAAGAATGTTACATTTCGTGGACTTCACCCAAAGACGAGCACCATAGCGGGGGGTCTGGCGTCACTGTAAAAGGCGGAAACAACAACCGCGGCAACGTAATCAGAAATTCTAGGTTTTACGAAAATGGCGACCGCCAAATCCAAACGGCGGGAACCGGGACGCGAATCATCGACAATCATTGCTCGACCACCTATGACCGGAGCATCGCGGTTAACGTGAAAGACCCGAGGGAGCCGAACGGCACGAGTTACCCCGCAAATTACACATACATTAAAGGTAATTTATGCAGGGATCACTCGCATGGCTCGGGTATCGGCGGGAACGGTCCGGACGATTCGAAGGGTCATATTATCACCCAAAATACTGTTCGAGGGCAAAATAAGGGAGGGGTTGTCAACGCGCCCCGCGACGGGACCGGCCCCAGCGGTTGGGTCATCGCAAACAACTACATTTTACAGGAGGAGACACCGATAGGAACGCCGGTCGGCCCCGCGATCAACGTCCCACCTAAATCCGTAGCTGTCGGCAACGTCTGCCGGACCGTTTCTGGACTGTCGGACGAATGGGACTGGCATATTTTCGTCGCCGGGACCGCAACTGTAGCCAACAACTTACTAGAGTCTAAAAATCAGTCGCTCGGTATCTACAGTGAAGCACCTGTTCAGATTGAGGACAACACCCTGATCGGGTTCAATGTCGGTATCAGAACAGAAGATTTTGCGACGAATCCGACCCAAATCATCGGAAATAATTTCCGAGAGACCTACGATACAGGCATAATCGTAGGTGACAGCCAAGATTTTCACACGATACGGCAGAACGACTACCACAAGGACAACTCATCGAATTACTTCGTGGATGCACGGGGAAGAAGTCAATATTCCGGAATTCTCGTAATGGAAGGAAACTACGACAACCCGGGGAGAGGCTATACCTTCTCGAACAGCACCCCAGCGCAGTACGACAACAATGTACCGCCGATCTGGGAGCAGGAAGCAGCCGCATTGAGCGTATCTTCAGGAGGTGCCCAGACTCTTACTCTCAACAACTTCAGTCTAGGTGATATACCTGAAGTTGAGCTAGTGCCGAACTCGTCCGGCAACGACACTGAATTTCAGGTGGATGCAATAATGTGGGATGACGCTAACAACGACCTTAAGGTTCGAATAATCGAGAAGGCCGATGCTGGTGGTGGTACGGTCCTCGTGCGGATCAGAAGGAAATATCCGAGGTAGTGTGACGCCGAAATGGATATCACTGATCTATCGCGATCCCGAAAAGACTGCGGTAGAGGTACAGGCACTTTCGGTACAACGAGACGTGACCAGCACCTTTACACACGAGGCATGGAATCAGGTCGTGCTCATAAGGAGTATCAGAAGTCTTATCTGCTCCCGAACCCCCACAACATGGACATTTTCCGGAAAGCAGTGAATCAGGGTGTGGGCCCGGCATCGAGTGTCTTTTTTGGTTTTGTCCGTGAAAGCGCTCCATTAGGGATGGGTAATGCGGGCCCATCGTGCTAATCGATTGATTCGGGTGGCAAAAGCGAAAAGAAGGCGGGGGCGGCGCCTTGAAGATGCAAACACGCTCCACAGGTGCATTCTCGGTTTGCACGCCCGACGGCAAACGCAAGGCGAAGAAGGCGACGTCTATCGTCCTTTTTCAGCTTCATGGCTGGTTTTTTCGGGTTGGTAAGAGTATAGTGGCTCATCGCGGATTTCATGCTGACCCACGTACCCAAAGTCCGACCGGGAAAGTCCCGGAAAGTCGGGGAGTAGGCTTCGGATCTGTCCTTCGGTTAACTCTTTTCCGCGAAGTTCTTCAGGTGAGGACGCCGAGGAAGCATCGTCGCCGCTCATCTTCTTTTCTTGCATCTCCCATTTCTTCAGAGCCGATGAAACCGAATGGATTTTGTAGGGCCATCCCCTGGCGTTGTAGTGATGCCACCACTCGCGTGCAAGTCTCTGGTTTATATCCTCCTCTTCTGCAACCTGCGTTGCCTGTTGTAGAGAAACAGGGGCTTCGCCCCGCCCACGCGCGCGCGCCTCACTCTCCGTGTTGGTACCCTTTTCGTGTTGGTATGTATTAGTATTGGTAGGACGTGATTTCCCGGTCTCGGAATCCCCGATCTCGGAATCCCCGATCTCGGAAAACCACGTTTCGGGCGCATCGACGTTAGAGCGGGGTTCTTCGCAGATTATGTAAACATACTCCCCAAATTTTCCATTTTCGCGTTTTTGGAATCGGTGGATGTATCCTGCTTCAATCAAATCCTCTAAAGCGGAGCGGGTAGAGGTCTCCCCGTCCGGCCCGATATTTTCGAGTTGAGCTTGGTAGACGTTCCACTCGTTCGACCGGGAGAGTAGGTATGAGAGGAGCCCTTTCGCTTTGAAGGAGAGATTCGGGTCCTCTAGGAGATCGTTGGGGATCTGAGCGAACGTGTTTTCGTGGTCCTTCGGCCTACGAAAGTAGGGCATAAGACTTAGGGTGGGTTCTGGTCGAGAATGACAAAGAAAAAAAAAGCGCCCACCACGCCTGCATGATACCTACATGGCAGTGGTGGACGCCAATTTACTGAGCCTAGGACATAAGGGGTTCCTCTTCCCCTAGCTCCGAGATCTGCCGAAGATACTCCTCGATCTTATCGGCGGATTTTGGCCCAATCCCCGATATGTCAGTCACCGTACCTTCCGATATTTGCCGCGCGACGCCGCCGGTCTTGTCGATACCAGCATCCTTCAGATTTTCCTCCTTCGGAAAACCGGGCGGAAGTGGGATATTGGGCACATTCGGGGCCTTTGTTTGGGCCTGATCTTCATCCCCACCTGTAGAACCAGAACCCTCACCTTCTCTGGGCGTCTCTCGGGCGGTCTCTGGACCGTTCGCCTCTATAACAGACTCCTCCTTACCCGGTGGTGAGATCTTCAGGTTAAGGTCTTCAAATTCCGCCGATAGTCTTTCGGCTTCTGACAAGACTAGGTATTCCGCACGCCGCCTGCGTTCTCGATGATACCAATTCTCGATCTCGTCTAGAAATTCGTTCGCCACCACATTGAAAACCTGAATTTCAGCCTCGTGCCCACCGATAAGAGCCTCACGCATCTTTATGATGGCCTCGTAAGGTTTAAGCTCCTTTTCGAAGTCCATTTCCATTTCGGGTGTACTTGAACTGGACTCCTCCCATGCATCCTTTACCTCATGCAGTCGAGAACGGAGCGGCGTGATCCCTAGCTTTTCCATGGCACGGTTCAAGGATTGAATAACACCCTTCATATCCTCATGAAACTTTGACCCATGGCCATAGAGCCATTCGAGTTCTGGGTAAGGTTGGGGCCAATCATTTTCGAAATCATCTTTCTCCGGAGCACCTCCATCCCCAACCGAATCTTTCGTCTGTCCAATACCGGGACCGTCGACAGTAGACTTCGATCCAATTCGCTCGCGGTGGTGGTCAAGGACTTCCTCTAAGGCGACCCGATCAACGTCATCTTTACTAGGGTACGAGTCGCGCACGTCGTCCCGGAGAGTCTTAATCTGATCTAGAAGCTCATTACCCGGTGATATGGTTTTCAGGGTGCCGTGTATTTGTTGGATCTCATGGGCCGCGTCATCGGTGATCGCACCCACGTTTACTGAAACGAACCCTGGAACGAGGATATTTTTGCGATCCTCCTTTTGCTCGATGCCACCAGCAACTGCTTTGCCGTTGGTTCGGCTATCCTCATCTTCTTCTTCGGCACCCGAATTCGCCGTCTTTTTTTGGGTTTCAGGTTCATTTTTGACGTTTTCATTCTCAGAACCATTTTCTTCAGGTTCGGGTTGCTCAGAAGGGTCAATATTCTCCTCCCCCGGCGGGTCGGCGGGCTTCGTCTCAGTGGTTTCCGGCTTTTCCTGAAAATCCAGATCATCCTTATCTTCATCGTCCCGATCTTGAACGGTATTCTGCGAAACTACCGCCGCTTCGGCTTCTTGAGTCTTAACCTCGACCCCTCCCGGCCCACCTTTCGGATTCTCCTGATCTCGGCTGTTTTGCCGGACCTGCTTCTGAGCGGAAGGCGGGGCACCCGCGGAGGTTTCTTCCACCTCGTCTCTTATATAGATCGTGCCGTTCCCGATCTCTGGACAGTGCCATCGTTTCCCACGGGCGATGCAACGCCACACGTACATGTCTTCCTTGTAATGCTGCCAGTTTTGCTTAGACATTAGACCTGCCTTCTCGGCCATTGCCCGGGTAAAGCTCACGTCCGGATTCTGGGTCTCCCACTCACCGGCCACCTTTCGGTAAAACCGGACCTTCGCGCCGTCTTCGTTGGATCCCAGAATTTCATAATCATACCTGTGATCTTCACGGATTAGAGCAGCCAAGATTGGCCCTGAAAGGGTCGTGGAGCCGTCGAAGAAGTAGATATTTCGGACTGACGTCATTGGAGATAACCCAATTTCAAGACCAGTCATGATCTTCGCCCCTACCTCCTCTGGATTGTTGAAACTTCCCAAACACCCAGAGTTGTAGATCATTTTCGCCGCCCTAGAAACGTCGTCCAGAGTTTCAATCGACAAGCTCGCGGAAAACCCCTCCTGAAGAGATTTTCCGGATGATTCTTCGGTTTTTGCTGGTTTCTGTCCCATGGTTTGGGGTTTTGTTTCTGTTGGATTGATAACGTGCGATTTCTACAATATACGTATATCGAGGTTCCAGGCAAAATAGAAAAAATCCCCGACGGAACAGCGTCGTCCGTTCGGGGTTAGTAGAAGTGCCTTCGCATAGTGCCCGGTGCCGCTTCCGGGCATCAGTTCATGGTTCTGGTTGCGTTGGTATCGGGTTACCCCTTCGCCTTGATTCGGGGCGAAGGGGTTTTTTATTTTGAGGTAGCGTCATTTGTCGTACTCCTCGTTCAACTCCTCCTGCCGGGAAATGTCTAGCTCCCCATACGAGATCCAGTACCCTTTTCTCTGAAGGGCGTCCTCAATATCTTCGAGAACCTTTTCGGATCGCTTCCCAGGGGTAGCGTTGAGGACCTGCCAGAGGTATCGGTACTCGTGGACACCCTCCCGGCCTGTCCAAAGCGCGACAGTCCGTATCTCAGTCTCTATCGCATACAGGATCGCCCGGATGTGCCGTCTTCGGGTATCGTAATCGGGTTTTTCGGTCGTTTCGGCCATGGGGCTTCGTCTATATACGTATATCGTCGCCCTATTGGAAAGGATTCGGGCACTCGGGGTTCCGGCCACAGGGCTAAGAGCCGATGTTCTCATTTCGCCCCACCCAAATGAGAAGGGACCTTGACAAGAGCAGTTGTTTCTGTGGCCGGAAAATTTGAGAAGCGGCGTTCTCACGTGATCGGTCCACAGAAATAGACCGGATTTTTAACGTTGACTGTTTCTGTGGCCGGGAGAAATGAGAATAAGCGTTATTCTGTCGCTCCCCGAAAATGAGAGTCCTTCTAATTAGTGCTGACTATTTATTTCACCGGGAAAATTGAGAGTGACTGTTCTCATTTCTGCGGCCCAAAATGAGAGTGCTTCTTATTCAGCCGGACTATTTCTGTGACCCGAAAATCTGAGAGTCCGGTTTCTCAAATCTACCGGCTCAAATGAGAACGACCACTATTCATCCATACTATTTATTTCGGCGGTTGAAATGAGAAGGCGGCTTCTCAATTCCGGCGGCCACAGAAATAGGAACTTCTAATAACAACTCTTCTCACTTGAAGTGCCCATTTCTGGGAAAAGAAGAGCCCCACCGTCCAGACGGGACGATGGGGCTAGGGGGGGTCATCGGCATCCTCTAATATGGCGATAATCAGGCCCAATTTCAACCGCTTCAGATGTCCCATCCGCAGATCGGGTCATTCAGGGCTTTCGCCCTCAATCACGACTGATTCAAAATCTGGGAATGGTAAAAGGAATCCATTACCTCACGCGGTGGTTTGGTATGGTTGGCACTCTCGGTCTTCCGGGTCTCCATGTGACTTATGAGTGCGTTCAGACTTTCGTACCCTCTACTTTCCCACCGCAATCCTTTCGGTGTCAGCCCAAAGGCGGACCACGCGTTCCCGTTCGCGTTGGCCTTAAGTTCACTCCCATCAGAAAATTTGATTCTTGCGGAGCGGCCTTTCTTCGCCTCAACTGATCCGAAACGGTGAGCCATATCATTTAGGCCATCAAAACACTTCACGTCGGTATAACCGGGCTCCTCGTCGTCTGCGTACCGTAGAG